GTAAAGTTGTTGCAGCTGTTTCGCTGGCCCAAGAATGTAAGTTGTCAGTTGAAGCCTTGTAGTCACCAGAAATTATTTCTTTATCTAACTCAAGTTCGCCAATAGTAAGTTCGAAATCTTCTTCACTAATAGGGTTACCTATTAATCGGAAAACTTCATGCTGTTTAAGTACTCTCCATAAGAATGCTTGCATAGGTTTCAAAACCGTATACAGACCTGGAGGGCCCTTCGAGATACATCTAATTTTCATAGACTCTGCTAAGGCCACAGCTTGAACATAAGGATCCTCATGATCCCTGGCAAATATGAATAGATCCCAATAAAATAGTTTCCAAATTTTATTAAAGAGTTCTAAATTTGCTTCAACTCCTTCGACCATAGTTTCATTATATTTAAGTAAGTTTGGGTCAAGTTCTTTCATAAGTTCAAAAATATTCCTTTTTTCAATATTGTAATTGTTATTTATAGGATCAGAAACAAGAAATTCTTTATATTTTATATCAATGAATCCTTCTTTTGGTATTCTTAGTAGATAGAATTCATCATTGTTTTGGATTTGTTCTTGTCGAAATTTATTAATATTGACTTCATCAGGACCTATATAATCGGTTACTACTTCTATATAATCGTCAAGTTTTTTGGTTTGAAATAGTATTCTGTATTCGATCCAATCTTTGATCCATCCAACGGCACCGAGTTCTCCTCTTGTATTGTTGTAGTTCGAACTGAAAGAAGCTACAAAAGGCTTCTCCCAATCTTCAAGAGTCATGACTTCATTTTTAAATATTTCACTCACGGTGCGACTTATTTCGTTTTTCAAGGTGTCTACGTCACAATTGCGTTCCATACCTCTAATTTTAAACGAACACTGTTCAACTTGTTCAGCTTCTGTTGTTAATTTGTTGAATAGCTTTTTTTCTTCTTGTTCTAATAGCCAGCAAGGAGCTCGAGGCATACCTCTTTTAACACCCATTAATATAGTTTCCATAAATTGAAACCAATGGATGCCTCCTCTAGCTTTTAATCTTTTAATCCAAAAATGTACACAACCATTAATTATAATTCCTGGGTTGTCATCAGTGATAAACTCTGGACATTTTGGTAGTATTTGTTGTTGATGAAAGGCATAAAAAGAAGCTAGTTTATATTTAAAATAATCAATCCATGAAGAGTATGATTCTTTGATACAAAGATTAATTATTCTTGTTATACCTAAATGTCTGATTTCGTATAATTTTTTACGATATTTCCTTCCTTCTAGAGATTCATCACCTCTATCAGGTCGGCGAAAACCAGACAGCCAAAGGCATTCGAGAAGATCATCGAAACATCCTTCAACATTTTGAATTAATTCACGTAGCAATTCAGTGGTCAGTTTCTGACGATCACTAGACGTGAATATCCCCTTCCTACAGTACTTTTTGTCAAAAGCCTCGGGGAAGAACCGAAACGCCTCTTCTAATTCAAAAGGAAAAGGTATTCGGGGGAAATCAACTGTGTATCCCATCACAGTGAAATTCGTAGGGTCGGTAACGACTGTCGATTTGTTTTCAGATGGAATTTCAATC